TTAAAAAATTCATTAATAAAGAAAGATTTTCCAATACCATATATTCCTGAAAAAATAATATTGTCATTATTTTCTTCTTGCAAGAATCTAAAAAATCTTTTAGATTCATTATCTATACTGATTTCCATATTTTGTTGAGTTTGAATTTTGTACTCTCAAAAGTATGCAAAAAATATTTAGTATCAAATAAAACATAGACAATTGCCTAAAAACGTCCATCAAGTATATCCTCTAAAAGATGATGGACGTTTTAACCTTAACTATATTGCACTCGACCGACACTACTATCCCCGATATGAGAATCCTCATGTCGGGGATTTTCATATCTTTTTACAAGCCAGCCATCGTACTACATGGCCGATACCTATTACGACCAGTCCGGATAACAAGCCTATAGCCCACCCTCCTACCTCAATCTTTATTTTCTCCCAACGAGACAACTCCTTCTCCACAGGGATCGGGACCTCGACCTTACGATCGACATATACCTCTTTCGAAGGGAGATATAACGTATCTCTAGGAACTCTCATATTGGCGATCACGTTACCGAGACTATCCAATGCGAACATGAGTTCCACGTTCTTCGTGTTCGCTATATCCAACCACCGGAGAACCACCTTGCCGTTCTCATCACACTCCATCAACGCACGTATGGAGGCGCTATCTACAGGCATGGGGTAAGGTACCAACTTGTCTATGTAGATCGAGTCAGTACGGTTCTCGATAGCGACAGGTTGAATCTTGGTTCGACACCCAAACAGGGAGAGGATACCTACCATTATTAATACAATGCATCTAGGTTTCATTATTATAAAAATTTGATTGTACCCGTATTTGGATGCCGCCCGGATACGAAAAAGGCGACTAAACCATGATGATGGGATAGCCGCCAAACTCTCCAATAAAATGTAAAGTTATATGCTATTTAGGAGGGTTCTTTTTTCTTAGACTCCTTAAATCCTTATCCAATTCTTTTATACTATTCAAATATTCTTGCTCCTTTTGAGCCTCTTTATATAAAGCATACTCGTTCTTTGCCTTTTTCTTAGCCAGTTCTTTTGATATTTTACCTAAATCAGTCAAGATGCTCTTACGGTTCATCGTTAAGATAATATTAAGGTTGTCTTCCCAATCTTTCATCCTCATCGGTATATGGTTGATAGCTTGGGCCTCTGCGAAAGATAGGTATTGCTCGACTATTAATTTCAAGTTGTCAAGCTCATCTTTCGTTAAGTAGTTCTTACCGATATTAATATCTGAAGACTTAACAATACCTTCTTTCTCCGTAGAGGTAAGTCCCATCATCGGTAACTTTGCGTTCGCCCTATAATAAATCAATTCCGCTGCTGTTTTTCCACTTACCGCCCAAAGAAGCTTGTTTTGTACGGACGCAAAGAAATCAAGTGTTGTCTGGTCATTTTTATCGTAGTCTATACTTAACATATAGATATCCTTGATTTGCTGGTAAAACACTCTTTCGGATATACGTATCGACCGAATTCGATCTAACAGTTCCTTGAAATAAGTCAACGACTGGCCTTTTATGAATCTATTATCATCAAGAACATAACCTTTTACCAAGTATTCACGAAGTGTTTTTGTAGCCCAAATACGAAACTGGGTCGCACGTTTACTGTTAACTCTGTAACCGACGGCTATGACCATATCAAGATTGTAGAACGTCACTTCCTTCGTTTGAGTTTTCCCGTCAATAGCTCCATGCTCAGTGGTTATTGCATTTTTTGCAACAACCACTTTTTCTTCAAGCTCACCATCTTCAAAGATATTTTTAATATGCCTGCTTATTGTCGATACACTAACATCAAACAATTCGGACATTCCTTTTTGAGTCATCCAAATAGTTTCGTTAATGGCATCTATTTGCACTTTCACATCACCACTATCTGTATTAAAGATGACTATTTCACCTAAGTTTTTATTTTCTTCCATAACATATAACTTTCACATCACAAATGTAGAAATTATTTGTTATTGGCTATCCCATCCTGTCAAAGAACCCATTGTTAAAACCCTAATTCATCGGATATCATAACAAGCTCCACCCCGTTATCACATCCGACATATCTGCCTCTCTCCCATTCTCCACCTTGCTCATCCCGGCCACAATCCGGATCATTTGCTCACGATCATTTACATTGATCGGACCATCGGCAGGGATACCGGCGTAATCGGACACGGCCTTAATGTAAGCCTTCGTATTATTCTCGTTTTCCGGTGCCCATCTTCCTATCATCTTACGGATCGTATCCAGCTTATAGTTCCGGTAATAGTTAGACAGGATCTTGAAGATCGCCCTATACCCGTATGCCATCGATTTAAATTGCTTGAACTCTTTGTCTGAGCTTGTCTTCTCGCCTTGGAAGACATCGCTATTCCTTCTGATGTTCCCGGGGTTGTTGTTACGTAATCCCCGGGGTAAATTGTTATTTCTCATTCCTTATCCTCCCTCATTAATAACCGTTCTGCGGCTCACGATCGCCACATTTCTTTTTCTCACACCTCTTTAAAGCCAGTTCTATCTTCACGTCCGAGTAGCTCTCTTTTAAGGTGAAAAGCTCGTCCTGCACCTGCCGGAGCCGTCCGGTCTGCTCAACGAACCGTTCCTCCTTCTCAGACAACTGCTTTTGCAAGAACTCGTTATACTCACGCAGGGCCTTGAACTCCTCCACGTCAGCTTGAGCGTCCGCTATACGGGCGTTCGTCTTACGGTTCGCCCACGCACGGATGCCCCATTTTATCCCCTCGATCCCGCCCATCGCACCGATTATCGCCAATATCGTATTCAAATCAACTCCCATAACTCGTTTTCTTTTAATATATACGGGGGCTTTTATTTGCCCGCCCCCGATAAAGGCCTATAGTATTTCCTATCTGTTCTCCAACTCTTCCACCCTCTTCTCTAATGCCTTGACCTTGGTGTGAAGCTCCTTGATACCGTTGATCCCGAGGGCGGTCAGCATCTGGATATAATCCACGGCGTAATAGGAATCCCCGCTATCAGGAGTTATGAGCTGCACCGCCTCGGGAAGCACCTCACGTACGGCTTGCGCCGACACGCCGATGCGAGGGATCTTGTCCTCGTCCTCCTTCATCGTGTAGTAGAAGGCGGATATACCCTCCAGCTTATCCAGCACGTTCGGGATGTCGAAGAAGACGCTCTTCAGGCGGATGTCCGAGGAGGTCAAGCCTTGGTAATTGGTTATATAGACATGGGCCGTGCTCGCGGCGTCCTTGTTGATATACAGGTTGGCTATATTCCCGGGACTGTTCCAACCATAGATACCGTTACCGTTATCAATCCGTACCCCCAGAAACGGATACCTCCCGCCCGGGGCGTTAAATACAACCCCCGTGCCCTCCCTGTACAACACTTTCTCTACCCCCATGTCGTAAAAATAGGGGCCGAATCCCTCGAAGAACACACCACCCCACGAGCTACGGTTTCCGAACTGCCCGGCGAACTGCGTGGTCTTCCCGATAGTCAACATTTGCGGAAAGGTGATTTGTGTACGATCCGAGACGGACGTATCCACGGCCAGTGACCCGTTCGTGATGGTGAAGTTTCCGATCCTTGCCAAGTTCGCAAAGATCTCCTCCACGTCAATCTCCGAGGCAGCTATCTTCCGTGCCATCAGCAAATCGGTCGCCACGCTGGAGAAATTCGCCCCGAAGGTGTCCCAATAGGCGGTATTGGTCGGATGTTTTCCCTTGAAGGTAGGCTCGTTGTCATCCACCTTCGCCACATAATACGCACGTGTACCATCGCTATTCTTGATCGATACGACATCCGTTATCAGCGAGCTGCCGTTATAGGTAGTACTTGAGTCGTAATCGCCACGGTAGGTGCAGCGGGGGCCACGGTCACCACGAGGACCTTGCGCGCCATCCTTGCCGTCCGCCCCATCGATCCCGTCCCTTCCGTCCGATCCGTTCGCTCCAGGCTTGCCGTCCTCACCCTTCACGACTAGTTCCTTCCAGAACCTCGTGTTCGTGGGAGCGACGCCGGGAGTGGTTTGCGAGGTACATTTATACACGTTACCGTCGTAAGATACCTTGTCGCCGGGATAATAGACGAGCGATTCGGAGTAAGTACCCCGATCCACCTCCGGATAGTCGATCTCACCAGAGGGCGATTGATAGATACTGCCTTTCAGTACTAGGCCTTTCTGTTGGTCGTACGAGAGGAAGGCGTTGTCATCGCCGATCCGGAACGCCTTGGAGAGCATGTCCCAATATTGCGTGCCGTCCGTGTTAATGATCTTGTTCAGTCGCATCCATCCCGGGCCTATCTCGCTGAAGCCGTAAAGCGTGGAGAAACTACGCTGGCCATCCACCTCGGTGCTCAACGCGCCACAAAGGAGGTTGTAATACGAGCCGTCGTCCAAGTCCATCGGCTCCTTGCTGAGAAGGAATGAGCCGGACGATCCCGACTTGGCGCAGCGGGCGTACAGGTACATGGCCTCCGTGTCATCTCCCAGATAGGGAGACGTATAGGCCGCCACGTTCCAGTACTTGTACTCCGTCACCTTGTGGGAGGGGGCGAGCGAGTCTATACCCAACGTCATATGCTGCAAGATTCCGGAGGGGGTGGTAAGCGTACGTTTCCGCTGGTCATACGTGAAGGCGTGATCCACCTCGGTGACCGCCTGCCCGTCCTCCGTGGGGATACGGTTAACGAAACGGAACTGCAACGACTCATGCCCCACCAGTACTGACATGGTGCGGAGCCACGACATCGCCTGACCCTTGCCGTAATCCTTGAAGGCCCGTTCAAGCATCCCCTGCATCTCCACCGCATCACGCCAACGGCGAAGGGTGAACGATACGGCCTGCTTGTGCCGTGTCTCGTTCGTCACCTCCTCGCTCTCCAGCTTGCCCAGCTCATCGGACAGGAAACCGCCTACCGGTGTGTTGGATAGCTCAAGCTCCGGGCTATGGGGCTTGTTGATGTAGTCCCTCACCCCCGTGATCCGGATCAGGATGCCCTCCCTTTGGAACTGGGTATCGCTGAAATCGACATAACCGCCGGGTACCAACTTCGCTCCGATGGCCAACCAATTCTTCTTGGCCCATATGCCGTCCAGCTCGCCGGAAAAGGTGAATTGCCGCTCCTCACGCTCGTAAAGGTAGCGTACCGCCTCCCGGAACATGTCCCAGCTCGCCCCGGTCTTGGTGGCGTTGTCGCATACGTAGGCGGCGGGAAGGGATATGTTGAAGACGGCGTACTTGTCGCCGACCTCCGGATACAGGGAGGCGTTCGGCAGCGTCATGCCATCCTGCTCGGACGAGACGATCTCGAACTTACGGCCGTCATGTACGTACTTTACGTCGAACTCACGGCCCGCCAAACGGCCTGTCTGGAAGATCACGGTCATGGTCTGGCCGGCGATCAGGCAATCCTCGAAATTCAGGTTATCTGGAATTGACGAGTCGTAGAAATCATAGAACGTGACATCGTTCCCCTCCGTGTCCTTGCCAGGCTCCGTATCGGTCTTACTCACCGTACCGACACGGGAGGGATAGATGTCGCTGGCATCGTAGCTGTCCTCGTTATGGGAAGAAAGGGGCCTGTCCGCACGGATAACGTACATCCCGTCCTTGTCCGTCTTGTACCGTCGGCCTTGGTACTCCAGCTCTTGGGACTTGGGAAGCAACAATGTCTGGCTGCCATAGGCCGAGTAATCGATATTCCGCTCGCCGCCTTGCACGTACAATATCTCCACGGGGAGGTTGTCGCCTTGGTTCGCGCGACCGACACCCGGAAGGAAACCGTTTCCCTTGCCATAGCAGAGAGCGACCGGCGCGTCCTTGAAGTACTCCACCTTGCGCAAGTGAACTGTCTTTCCGACGATCTCCAGCTCCGTATCGAACTCTTGCGCGAACCGCCCCAATACCGCCCAGCAGCCCTCGTGGTTGAACGACAACAGTTTCTCCGGGGCCTCGATCACCGTGCCGACCGTCCAGCCGGAATCATAGAGATTGAGATTATCCACCAGCAGCTCCACGAACATCCTCGGCGTGGCCGTCATGACGAACTTGAGCTTGTACGGTTTATCGGACAACAGCTTGTACTTATATTTTTTCAGGATCTCCTCGTTGCCGCCGAAGGTGACGGTATAGTCGAAGACCCTCGTGCCCTCCTTCTTGAAATCGGAGGGATACCACAGCGTGTACCTTTCCCCTTGGTACTCGATATACGCTCCGGTGGGCAGCTCCACGTGATCCGCGAGGGAGTAACGCAGCTCCACCTTCTTCGCTTGCGCTATCGCCCGGTAACGATAGCTGTTATCGTCCACCGGGATGTCAAGCAATACCTCGCCTGTCTTATCGTATATTATCATGGCAGGGGATATTATATGGTACGGGATAGGATCTCTCTCACCAACGCCTTGCAGGTGGTACGATAGGCCTCCAGCTCGGCGAACTCAGCGTCAAACTCGGATTGCCTCTCAGCGTTGGATCCTAGCTTGTTAAGCGTTATAGCCTCTACCCGATCGGCGGAGTACTCTTTCCGGACCAGTCCGGATACGAGACTGTCATAACTCGCGGAAGTCGCCTCCACCAGCGTGCCGCCGTCCTCGCACGTGCCGGTATATGCGTAAGCCGTGCAAGGCTCCGGTTCCGGTTCGCCCCCGTGGCCCTCCGGAACGTGGTTCTCCAATACCTCCTCGTTAAGGTACAATAGGTAATGGTTGCCATCGTATTTTACGAATGTCTTTCTCTCCGTGTAAATCGCTCTTGTTTCCATATATTTAAATGTTTTTTAGCCGACCCGGGAGGATCGGCCAAGAGCGATCCCTACGGGTCAAGTGAACCTGAAAAATTTCTTACCGAACTTGTTGGTGAGCACCTTTATCACGGTATCCACCGGCAAGTCCTCGTGAGAGAAGTCCGTGAGCGCCTGATCGATCAAGACAGCGGAACCGGTGAAAGCGTAACGCTCCTCGCCTTTCCACCGGAAACGTATGGCGAGGCACTTCTTTGGAGTACCGTCCTCGTTTCTCTCGATCTTGCTATCCTCGATTTTATAATCAATCAACTCTATGAGTTTATCATCCTCCGGCCCTCGTTTATCCTCCGGTATCCGGGTATCATAAAGTATATCCTCGAATCTCATTTTCCGGTCGGCCGGAAGATCCTCCCACGGACTTTTTTTATTCCTTATCACCTGTCCCAGTCTTTTCCTTGGTGTTTCCATTCCTAATTTATTTAATAGATTACTCGTATCAGCGTGTTGGATGAAGCCTATACGGGAAGAGGCCCTCTTCCTTATCTCCTCGTCCGGCAAACCCTTCTTTCTCAATCTCGCTATCTGGCGGCAGAGAGCCACCTTGTTACGTTTCCGGACACGGACGTGATCCGGGAAATGCACGTATCCCCCCGTATCGACACCGTCCGTCACGTGCCCGATCTTCCATTTCGGGTTAAGACCGATCCTAAGCTCGTTAGCGTAATAAAGACCGATCCACTCGATGACAAGGTGCAAGAATACGGTGTCCTCATGCAGTATCAGGACATCATCGGCGAGACGGTAGCAGAAATCCAGACGGTTCAGATATCCCTTGAACCTGTCCGAGAGGTATTGGATCCCCTTGGATAACTCCTCCATGTCCTTGTCCGTCTTGGCGGTGGCCATCCTCTCCTCGATATACCTTCTCGTATAATACCCGACCAAGGCCGGGCGGTCCTTAACATAAAAACATCGCTTCAAGTCATGATCGAAAAGATACAGATAGACAAGCGAGAAGAACTGCGCCAGCTTCGTGCCGGGAAACATACCGGTATCCCCCTCGACGCTATCGATGATCTCATCAAGCCTCTCCAACAAGTGAGTATCCTTGATACGTGTCCTGAGCTGGCTTTTCAATACCGGATGATTGACGGTCGGATAGAAGTGGTGGATATCGCACAGGAGATAGTCGGTGGTACGTTCCGGATATTTTCTCAGGACCTTCCGGATCATCCTCATGTAGGCGTGGGGACCGCGTCCTTTCACCCCTCCGTAGGTATACGCGGAGAAGGATCTCGTAAAATAATCCTCCACCTCATTGAGCATCGCCCAATGCTGGACATGATCCGGGAAAGGGAGCATCCCGATAAGACGTTTTTTCGGCTCATGGACGGTCATGAAACGATACGGGGAGGTTACGAACGTCCCGTTTTCAAAAGAGTATAGGAGATCGGAAAGGTTCTTTTCCAAGTCCGCCTCGAACTTTGTTATGGCCTTTTTGCCATGCTTGTTCTTGCTGGCATGATCAAAAGCCTTGTAATAGTTTTCTTTCCGGGCTATATCCCCGGAAAAGTCACCTTTTCTCCTCATGGTGTCCCAAGTGTCTTTTAGTGTCCAGTGTCTGCAATTGCCATCAGGTCATGAGCCGTCGGTTTACACCTACCGGGACTATACCTTTAGCCTTGATTTTTTGTCAAGTGACAGGGTCTCTTTTCCACTTCTTACTGAATAAATCAGCGGCATATCTTAGGGGCGACGACCAGTTGGCGTTAGCGTTCGAGACCGCATTGTTACCATTGAGGTACGCCAAGCCAGCATTAGCACCGTTGTTCGCATTACCACGACGGAACGGACAGCGAAGGCCGGAACTGGACGTCAGAAAAGACAACCCGCCTAATCAATAGGCGGCACAAATGTAATATTTAATTTTTCAAGTGCGACCGCCTTACGGCGGGAAAAATAAAACAGGAACGGAAACAACATGTCAAAGAACCAAGATGCGGCACTTACGTGCCTTGGGTGCCCGGGCGCTTCGCACCCTGATGGACACGAAGAACACTCGAACACTAAGAACGCTAGTACTGCACGGGCACAGGGCTTACGTCCTCTGCAAAATAGCAGAGGGGCGACGACCAGCTGGCGCTAGCGTACGAGACCGCATTGCTACCACTGAGGCACGCCAAGCCAGCATTAGCACCGTAGTTCGCACTAACAACGACGGAACGACCAGCGACGGCCGGATGTACAGTCGTCG